AGTCCTCTAATTTGATTGGTGTTAATTCTTTCCAGTTTCCGTTTATATCCCGAACTTCAACTCTTTCTACATCAAAAGCCGTAGACGGCAATTCATAACTACTTTGATTATTTACCAGTGTTCTTTCTGCTATGTTAAAAGTAGAATGATTTTTATCATCAAAATTCCAAGAATTAGAAAATCGCCAAGCATCTAAAGCAAGTTCTCTTAAAACTTTATTTGTGATTCTTGCAATATCAGCCGTAGTTAAAGAAGCACTATCAGTCCCAGTTAAATACCAAACATCCTGGCAAATTCCTGTTTTGTTTGTAGTATCGTTGAATTGCATAATATAAAAAGCCGACGAGTTGATGCTCGTCGGCATTCTTTAATTTAAATTATAATTTTGAATTTTAAAAAGTCAAGATTTAAAAAATATAAATCTTATATCTTCTTTTTTGTCGTCTTCCTCTATTTCAAATTTTTTAACTCCAAGTTTTTTAATCCAATCTTCAACTCTTTCTCTGCTTATATTTTCATAATGATTATCTTCACCGACAAATTCATAGTGCGGTGCTCTATTTACGTTTGCGGCAGTTCCTATAAAAATTCCTCCTTTTTTAAGCAATTTCCAAGCATTTTCAATTGATAAATCAGCGTATTTATCGTGTTCAAGCATTTCAGTTGTAATAACAACATCAAATTTATTTTTAGATTTAAATTCGTGAGCATTAGAAACAACATCTACTCCATTCCCCGCTTGCCTGTCTACGCCAATATATTCGCAATTTTCAAAAAATTGTCTCGGCGTTCCGTTGATATTCAAACTTCCCAATTCTAAAACTCTTATGCCTCTAAATTTTTCTGGATATTTTTCTTTTGTTCTTTGTAAAAAATTTAAAACTTCTTGGTGCATATTATAAAAAATGTTTAATCGCTTTAACCCATTTTTTTATATGATCTCTATACTGCCAATTATCTTTAATATAATCATAAGCATTTTGTCCAATTCTTTCTCTTTCTTGTTTATTTTCTATTAAATAAGAAAGTTTTTCAAACCATTCATCTGTATCTGAAGCTATTAAACCAGTTTTATTATCCTGAACCGTTTTAATGCCATCAATTGTTTCCACGTACGTGTAAACATTAGAAACAACGGTTGGTATTTTATACATTGAATATTCCATCCATTTAATATGAGATTTACATTTATTAAATTCATTATCAACAAGCGGAGCAATTCCTATATCAAAATTTTGTTTAGCTAAATATTCAGGATACCAAATAAAAGCTGGGGTTCCTAATCCAATTTTTACTCTATAAGCGTTTCTGCTAAATTTGTTTTTAAATTCTTCTTGTTTTTCTTTAGCAATAGAACCAATTAAATGAAATCTAACATTTTTATATTTTTCTAAAATTTTATTCATTGCTGGGATAACAAGTTCTAAATCATCATCGTGAGTTATAGACCCAGCATAACCAATTATAATTTTATCATTATGTTTTTGTGTCGGATAAAGCCAGTCTAAATAATCATTGCAATTAGGCAAAACAAAAATATCTTTTTTAATCCCGTGAACTTCTTTAAGATGTTTTTCTGTTTTTTCTTTTAAAGGATAAGTTGAAACAAATAAACCACTCGCTAAAGCGTAAGATGTTTTTATTGTTAGTCCTTTTTCTCCACTTAATTCTTCATAAGCAGGATTGCTTTCTGGTAAATCGTAAATATTATCGTCAATATCTATAATTAAAGGTTTTTTGTAATAATCAGCAAAAAATAAAAGCGGAACAATAGCGTTAGGATTATCCCCGTATTTTGTTATAACCAAATCAAACTCGTTAAAAACGTTTGTCCAAATTTCTTCTGCGGTTTTACCAAATTTACTTAAATTACTCCCAACAACATCAACATCAAAATAATCTTTTAGATATTGAGCTGGTTTAATTATTCTATAATAACCAATTCCACCATAAAGATTATATTTTTTTCTTACCTCATTTATCCCCCAATCTGTATAAATTAACAAAATTTTATTCTTTCTCATTAAAACTTATTTCATCTTCATAAAAACCTTTTTCACCTTTTATTCTTCTCAAATAATCTAAAACAATAGACAAAACCATAGGGCGTGTTCTATGAACTAACCCCGCTGTATTAACATACAGGTTTTTAACCTCATCATAAATTTCTCCCGAAGGCAAAGCGCAAATATAAAGATGCTTCCAATAAACACCAGCCATTTCTGGAAATTGGGGATTTACTTTAATTGATAAATCGCTATCTATTTTTTTTAATTCATTTTCAAAATCTGGTATGACTTTCATATTTTTTAAATTAGTTCTTGAAGCCTCTGCACCATCAGGCAGCTTCGCAGAGGCTTTACTGCCCGATGGATTCAAGAACTACTATGCAGTAGCTCCTGTTTTAACATTAATCACCCAGTCTGCATTCAAAACTTTAGTTGCAAACAAGGCTTTCCAACCAACCGTGCTGAAAGTATCAAGAGGATTATCAGTAGATGCTGGACCAGGTTGTTTTACATAAATTCTATAACCAGGTTGACCTTCTAAGCTAACTGTTCCGTAAGCATTCTTTCCGAAGAAGAAGTTACTGTAAACAGTAACTGTAGAAGATTCTGTTCTACCTTGATTTGTTTCGTAAAATTCAACCCCGTGCAATCTACCGAGTAATCCAGCTTGAATGTTTTCTGGAGAGGTGTATCTGTAAGCATCAAGCCATTCAGAATTACCCATTAAATCATAAGCAGTAGCAGGTTGAACAACGGCTTTATAATAACCGTTTTCAAACCTCTTCGCTTTATTTGTTTTAAGGGTTCTGACGGCTTTTCTTACCTCAGCACCAGTTAAAACATCTGTAGCGGCAATAGCTGAAATATTTGATTTACCACCAGCAAGCTGAACGGTTGCACCGCTGAACAACTCCTCTCTTACTAAAGCATCTAAACTTTCTCCAGCATTTTGACCGTGAACTTCAACATGCTCTTCAAGATTCTCATCAAGAGATGTGAGTTCAAACAAAGCAGAAACTTTTGTCCAGTTTCCGTATTCAGCTAAAGTAGCTGAAACAATAGTTGTGGTCATATCAGCAGCCGATGGAATAAAGTCAGATTCAGTAATAGGAGTTGTAACAACGGCTAATGGAGAAAATCTATTCCAATAAACAGTTTTTCCACTATTAGCAGGAATAGTTTTTCTTTGAGCACCAACATCGTGAACCAATTCAGCCTTTGCCCTCTCCAAGAAAACTCTATCGTAATAAATTTGCATCAAGTTGGTAAGGGTTGTTGTTAATGACATTTTTTTAGAGACTACTCCTTATAAGCGAGTAGTCTCTTTTTATTAAAGAGCTACTCGCTATTTCGGAATAATCTTTTTTAACTCCTCAAGAGACATTGACTTGAGCTGTTCTTCTGTAAATTTCTTTTCTATATCAGATTTACCAGAAGAAACATCAACTTGAGCTTCCTCTGCTTTTCTCTGAGCTTTGGATTTTTCCAAATAAGCAGAAATTACAGGAGATTTAAGGGCTTCTTCATAAGAAACGCCTTTAGCTTTTGCATAAGTAAAAACTTCCTGTATTTCTTCTTTGGTCAAATCCTTGCCGTGAAAAGCAATAAACTCAAGTTTAGCCTCAAGGTCTTTGTCATCTTGAGTGTTTTTTCCGACCTTTTCTATTTTTTCAACCTTTAATTTTTCTTCCAATTTTTTCAACCTCGCATAGAGTTGCTCCTTAGCCCTTTTTTCTTTTTCAAGCTGGGCTTGAAGCTCTTCTACGCTTGGTTCATCGGTGGAAGAATCCGATGCCTCGGTCTCTCCCGAGTAGTCTTGAGGATTTTCAAGAGTTTCCTCTAACTCTAAATCTTTTTCTTCCATAGTTTTTAAGAGTTCCTATAACTCCGTCGCTTTTAAGGGAAGCGATAACCCCGACTTTTCCAAGTTTTTAACGAGGTTGTCTTGGTAGCCCTCAAGATTTTATTCAAAACTTAACTCTTTTTTATCCGACCTTTGGGATAAAATTTTAGTGTCTTCTAAAAATGTTTTCAATTGAATGTATGCTCTTTGTCTTGTTTTAACTTCTGCTTTTACTTCTTCCGCTGGTAAATCCGCTTTTATAGTATTTACATCTCTTAAAGGTTCAATATAACCCTCAATTATTTCTTCAATCAACCGCCAATCAGGATCATTTATAAATTTTAATAATTTTTCTTTTTTTTCTTCGTTCATATTATTGAATTTGGCTTGCTAAAGACGCTAATTGCGGTGGAATTTCACTTTGTTGTTCTAATTGAAATTGCGGTGTTTTAATGTTTTCTGTGACTTGCGTTTCTCCTTTTTCTAATTCTTTTTCAATTTCAAGTGGGTCTATACCAAGTAAAGAAATAAGCTTCAATCCAACTTTTCTTATAACTGGGTCTTTCATTTGCTGTAATAACGGCAAAATTGATTGTAAATTATTCATCAAAACCTGCGGTTCAAAGTTTTCATTATCAACAACAATATCAAAATCAAAATCTATATCATTATAAAAATCAGTATTTTTCTTCAAAAACCTAACAAAACCAATTCTCTTTAATTCGTTTCTTAATTTCTCTTTTTGTTTTTCAATTTCTTCTTCTTCTGGCAAAAATCCAGTTGAATTTAGATAATCAATTTTATATTTCTCAGTAGCCATTTCTAATATTTTATTATCAAAATATTCAACATCTTGTCCCGTTATTCTTACAACTTCTCCTTTTTCAATTTCTTTCTTTGCTTCTGGTAAAACAAAATCTTTTATAACTTCTCTTAAGAAAATAACAAAATTTTCTCTCTTAAAACCGAAAACTGAAGTTGCGGCTTGGCTTTGAATTATAGCATTCGTTGCTGGTGTAGTTGCTGGTAAACTTTCGCCTCTTACAACATCATAAGAAAAGGTTTGCCTGTCTGCTAAAGTATCCCATCTAATTTCTTCTGATTGAAAAGCGGCTAAATTTCTTTCTTCATTAACAATTGGCTGGATTGGTGCTTGACCAACATTTATAACATCTCCATTCTCTAAATCTGTTAATAAATTCTTTATAAAACCACTTCCTGCCCGCTGAAAAAGATGCATTGAAGATATTGCCATTGAAACTCTTTTTAGATTAGCTAATTCGTTAATTCTCTCTTGAACTGGGAATAATTCCTCTACAACACCATAACCAAGCCATCTTCCCTTAATTTTTGAGTAATGACAATCTTTGAATGGATATTCTTTGTGCCATTCAGCCTTGAATAAAACTAATCCATTTTCATTTCCTTTTTTATCAACATTAAAAGCATCAGCAACAATAAACAAGCTTCTTACATATTCATTACTATCTTTTTCTTTGCCAGTAATCCAAGATTTTGGTACTTCTCCATATCTTTCATAAATCTTAAAGTATTCTTCTTGCTCTTGTTTTACTTCCCCTTTATTTTCAAAAGCCTCTTTTTCTTTTTTAAACTCTTTTCTTGTTAAAAGTATATCAACATTATCCCAAACGCCACGCTTTTTTCTTAATTCGGTTTCTGTTAAATAATGAACTTGAATTATAAAATTAGAATCTTGAATTTTTTCTACGGTTGGGTCTAAAAATAATTTTCTCAAATCAACTATTTGAATATCATTTTTAACTTTTTTAACAACAACGCTTCCAAAAATTGGTAATTCTTCTGCTAATTCATTTAGAACTTTTGAAAAGTTTTTCTTTTTGAACCACTGCTTAAGTTCATTCTCAAAAAGCTTAACTTTAAATTGCGAATTATAATCTTTTTCGATTAAACGAAAATCTTTAACATCTACATCTAAAAATTTCGTAGCAACCATTGCTCGGAAATTCACGATGTTAAAAAAAATCTTTTTCAAGCCTGATATTTTTGAATTATCTAAAAATTGCGACGCTCGGTATAAGTTTATTTTTCTAATCGTTTCGTACTGATTAAAACCCCAACCTGGCACAATTTCTACGGAATTGTAAATAAAATTGTTTATTTCCTTTCTTATTTGGGAAAAGATATTATCCATTTATTTTTTCACCACAATTAACACAAAAAACACCGCCCTCTTTTTGAATTCTGCTTTGGTGTTTACATTTTTCTTTTTGAACTTCTTTTATTTCTTCTATTTCTTTTTTAATTTCTTTTTTTCTTGGCATATTTTTTATATTTTTTCGCCCTTTCTGGTAAATTCTTTATATTTTTTGTTTCTTCTATCCATTTTTTAAAAGTAGAAGTAGAAATTTTGCCTTCTTTTAGAAGTTGCCCGAATTTTCTTAATTGTGCTTTTGACTTAAACGGCATATAAATAAAAAACCGCAAAGACCAGATGCTCTGCGGCATTCGTATAATTTTATTTTAGCTACGCTTTTCAAAAAGTCAAGAGTTTAAAAACTTTAAAATCTTTAAAATTAATTTAACCAACTCTTCATCTTTATCTATTTGATTATAAAATTTACATCTTGGGCATTTAACTTCGCCGATAAAATATTCTGCGTAAAACAACAATCTTTTACATTTTTTACATCTAAACTCTTTCATTCAAAAGAAATTGGATGATTGCGACGCTCGTATATTCTTTGAATTTCTTCTAAATTAGAAATTGGTGGTTGAGCGATTTCTAATTGATAAGCCAAGGCGTCTAAAATATCATCGTGTTTGCCAACTGGAAAAGTTAACAATTCCTCCTCTAAAGCCTCATTTTCTTTTTCAATTAAGAAAACTGAACCGCTTTCAAATCTTGGTATTAATCCCCTTATTCTTATTTCTTTTTTTATTCCTTTATGCTTTAAAGGTATAATTGGTAAAAATATATTTCTCCGCCTCATTTCTTCATCCAAAAACGGCTTTAACCCGATGGTATATTGCGTTTCTTCAATGCCTATTTTATCATATCTATCAATTTGATGAAGCTCAAAAATTCTATCAACTAATTCAGTGGGAGTTAATTTCGCTCTAAAAGACAAAATATTCCATTTGTTCTGATTATCCACAAAATTTCTCACAAAGCCCGTATAGTCGTTTTCTTCTCCTTTTCCCATCGCTGGATCAATCGTAAGATATCGGGAAGTTTCTAATTTCTGAAGTTCGTCTATTGTTCTATATTTAATCCAATGTTTTTTAAATTCTTGGTTTTCGCTGCTTATCGGTTCTTGTTGATAAAGGGCTGAAAAATTATAAGTTCCGATGTTTCTTTTTATTTCTTCGATTTCTGATAAAGGGAATCTCTCGGACCACAAAACCTCGCCTTGTTTTCTCCATTTCTCGTCTTCGGTGGCAATTGCTGGATATTTTATAACTTTCCAATTATCTTCATTTTTTAAAATTCTTCCCGCCAAATCATCTAAATGCCAGCGTGTTTGGATAAGAATAATTGCCCCGCCTGGAGATAACCTTGTTCTCAAAACTGAAGCATAATACTCATATATTTTATTTCTGAAAGCCCCACTCTCGGCTTCTTCTCTTGATTTTATAGGATCGTCAATAATGAGAATATCCGCCCCCCTACCAGTGATAGAACCCCCAAATCCCACAGCAGTATACCCACCAGTAGACCCCTCAAAACTCCATCTTGTTTTTGCTGAAATATCATCCCTAATTTTTTTATTAAAAATAAATTGATATACAGGCGAAGAAACAACATCTCTTGCTTTTAACCCGAATTCTCCCGCCAATTCTGCTGAATAAGAAGCGACTATTATCTCTTTATCTGGGTTTTTGCCTAAAGCCCAAACAGGAAAATATACCGAAGAAAGTAAACTTTTGCCGTGCCGAGGAGGCATAAAAATCATCAATCTTTTATTTTCGCCATTCTCTATTTTTTCGAGTTCCCGAATTATCTCTTTAATAAAAAACGGGAGCTTAAATTTCTCGTCTATTGCTAAACAAAAAGCATCTAAATAGCGGCTGGCAGCTTCTTTTATAAGAATTTCTTTTTCATTCTCCATTTTTTTCTTTTTCTAAAACAAGTTTAGCGATTTCTTTTATTCTCTCTTCTGAAAAATGAAGTTGTTCTCCACCAGTCGTAATATCTATTGATTTTGTGGGTTGTCCATATAACCTATCAAAAATATCCTTATAAAATGGATATTTTCCACTCAATGCTTCTTTTATTCCTTTTTTTATAATTTCTATTTCAACGGCATCCGGATCTTCTCCTAACTCTAATTTTTGAGCAACATCTTTTATAGCTTTCTTAAATAATGTTGAAAAATTCTTGCTTCCTTTTGGGCGTCCTGCAGGATTACCGGATTGTCCGGGTTTCCATCTCGTGTCTTTTTTTCCTGTATTTTCAGAGTTTTGCTGTATTTCTTGTTTTATTTCCTCCATATATATAATAATACCCTCCAAAAACAAAAAATCAAGTTTCCACGACCGTGTAAACAACTTTAAAAGTTATCTCCCGATAATCTTTTCTCGGCGATTTCACAATACTCTTTTTCTTTTTCTTTTACTGAATATAATTCAAACATAATTTTAATTTTATTGCACAACTTTTTCAAATTTTTTTATAAATTTCAGTTTGTATTACAATACAAATTAAAACTATATTCAATTTGTATCATAATACAATAATTAGTTTCGATATCACTTCTGTTACCTTATCCATTTTCGGTATCACTTTTTAGTTTTTCTGTTACTTTTTGTTATCTTTTAGCCAAAAGTTTTACCCAATCTCTTAGTCTATCTTCTGGTATTTCGTCTATTCGGCAAATAAAACAGATTGGTTCTTTTTCTTTTTCAAACTCAAAAGCTCGTCCATCTTCTCCAAATCTCGCTCCGCATTTACAACAAGGTTTCATCATCCAATCTGGATATTCTTTTTCTTTTTTTGTTTTTTTCATATATTTTTTTATCTTCCCGGCCTTTTTATAAAAAGTAATCCACAAGCAACCGAATAATTTTTTTACTAACCGCAGACGACCATATGTCTTCACGCCCGCTAATAGTTGGTTTTAGCCAAATTTTTTCCAATTCATCAACTCCTTTTTTGATTTCTTTTATAATTTCTTCTCTTTTTTTCCTTCTGTTTTTTCTTTTTTCATATTTTTTATTTAAATAATTTTATTATTAGTTTTTTAATTTTACCGACCTTTTATTTTTAACCAACTCTTCGTATTTCTTTTTATAAATTTCAGCAATTTCTTTCAATTCTTTTTTTGTCCATTGTTTTATTTCTTTCGCTTTTTGCCAAAGTTCTTCTTCTGCTTTTTCCCCGTATTTTTTTATTATTTTTTCTCTTAAAACCGCTGGCTTACCTCCACCCCAAAGATTACAATTCATACATTGAGCGTGGACATTTCTTTCATCAAAGAAAACAGAAGCGTGTCCAAATGCTTGAATAAAATGCCCGGCGTTCATAAATCTTCCTTTTCCCCTTCTCCCGCAGGTCTGGCAAGTCCAGTTATCCCTCTCTTTTATGTAAAGAGCAAACCATTTCCAAGCTGTTGATTTTTTTAATGATTTCATTTCAATTTTTTAATTTTTTTTATCACCCCAATAGGTATCCACTTCACATTACCGTATGACTTAAAATCTACATCTGTATTAAGATTCATACAAATAACAACAAAATCTCCTATTTTTCCAATAAAACAACCAACACTTTTCACGACTGAACCTAATTTTGTTTTTTCTTTAATTTCATTCAAATCATACCACCCGCCGTAAGAAAATGCATCAATCCAAAAAATCTCATAAACAGAATATTTTTTCAAATTAAACTTATTCTTCGTCTTTACTGTTGATTTTTTTAATGATTTCATTGTTTTATTTTCTCTTCTTTTACAATTTTGCCACAATCTACACATTTCTCACGATGAATTTCAATAATCTCAATTTCTGTTTTTTCGTGCTTACATCCATCCGGCGATGGCAAAACTTTCCTCACATCCGCCCAGCGGATTATTTTTTTCTCAGGAGCGAATTTACTTATAAATTCTCCAATGTCTTTATATTTCTCGTAAAATTTTACACTTTCATAAATCCAAGATCTGCTTTTATTTAAATCTTTAGCAATTCTATCTAAAAATTCGCCGCCCCCTTTACTATATTTCTTATAAAGTGGAGAGTTAAATATCGCCTCGCCAACCTTATGCCTTTTTTCTATTTCTGTTAATGCCTGGCTAAAAGATAACTCAGAAATTATAACAATACATTCCTCTATTAAATTCTGGTATTCTTTTATATCGTCTTGTTTAATTATTATCTTCATAATTCTCCACAAAAAATCAAAAAATAAACTCTTCCTTTTTCTGATTTTTTTCAATTTTTGGCATTAAAATAACTTCTCTAAAACCGCCACAATGACTGCAGCTATAAAATATAAAACCATCATCCTCCAAGTCATCGCCCACCACAAGCCGACAATCGTAAAATCTTTTTCTGAAATCTTGATATTAAATTTTTGCCAAAGGTTTTTCATATTTTTTTATTTTTTAAACGACCTTTAATTAATGACCTAATATTCATTGTTTATTAAATCTTCAATGTTAATTCCTTTTTCTCTTTCTTCTTGCGATATTTCACATAAATCTAAATCGCCCGAAATCCCAGAAGCATCTCCATAGATTCCAGAAACGTCACCTTTAATTCCGGAAACATCGCCACTAACACCAGAAGCATCTCCTCTAATACCAGAAACATTGCCTATAATTTTAGAAACATTGCCTCTAATACCAGAAACATTACCTCTAATACCAGAAACATTGCCTATAATTTCAGAAACATCGCCATATATTTCAGAAACATCGCCATATATTCCAGAAACATCGCCTTTAATTCCGGAAACATCTCCATCAATTCCAGAAACATCACCTCTAATTCCAGAAACATCTCCATATATATTTGAAATATCTCCATATATATCTGAATGAACACCTTCTTTTATTTTGTTATCTTCAAAATAATAAGTTTTAAATTGTATTATTCCTCGTTTTAATGCTTTTTTCATTGTTTTTATTTCTTTAAACGACCTTTAACTTCGCCTATTATTTTCAAAATTAATTTTTCTAAATCTTCATTATCTCCTAAAAATGAAACAATTCTGTCTTCATAACATTCATCTTCTTCATCAAAAACTCTAACGACATATCCCTTCCGCCCGTCTATTCTATATTTTACAATCAATTCAGCCTCCTCCCCATTATCTAAATATACAATTTTTTTATTTTTTCTATTCATTTTTTTTATTTTTTAAACGACCTTTTTAATTTCGCCGAGCCAGAGTGCCGTTATGGTAGTTCTAAAACTCTATATACTTTAATCTAAATAGAGGATTTTTTATGTTTACACGCTCGTGTAAACATCTAAAAACTACCTCCTTAACCCGAACACCCCAGCCCGTTCATAGCTTATATCCCAAATATTCTATTTTCCAAAAAAACGGGTCTTCTTTCGCTCTTATCTGTTTATTTTCTGGTAAAAGAGTAAAATAGCAACCTATTAACTTCATCGGATTATTCGGATAAAGAAAAACTGCTTCTGTTTTCTTTCCATATTTTAAAATTTTTTTAGCTTCTATCGGCTCGGTAAATCCTGCTGGTAATTTTAAAACAATTAAATCATTATTCTTTGCATATCTCTCAACCAAATCAAGCCTTAAATTCACCCAAGCCCTATTTCCTGTCCAATGTGTTGGTTTGTTGAACTTGATTATTTGAAGCATTTTTCATTTCTCTATATTCTTTTTTCAAAACATTAACTTTAACTTGACAACTCCCGCAAATACCTCTTTCGTCTCTTGTATCATCTCCGTATATCACTATACCATTACATATTGGACATATATTCTTCTCCATTTTTGTTTAATTCTTTTAAAACTGGTAAAAGTTCTCTAATTTTTTCAACTATAACATCAGCAACAATATCGCCTTTCTCATACATTGCTAAAACAATATCAACCGTTCTGCTAAAAGCAAGACCTTTAGCCTGACCTTCGGCTTTGAGTAAAACATTTCTTTTAATAGCTTCCTCTTTTTCTTTCATTATTTTTTCCCAATAAGAAGAACTCGATTTAGGTTTAACAGAAGGAACAGAAGAATTTACGGTAACCGGAATTGACTTGTAATTATTACATACCTGACATTTCCAACCTTTGTATGGTTTTCCATCTGACTTTCTATTGCCAGAGACAAAAACCATTTCATTATTACATTTTTCGCAAAAAACTTTATCTAACATATTTTTTAACCTTCGTAAGGAATGTGGCTCGGATGACGACAACTATCTTCGCCATATTTAGCTCTACAATCGTGGTCGTCATCATAAAAAATTGGTTTTTCTACTTCCGGTAATTCTTCACCAAGATTAGGAATATCTTGTCTTTCGCCTAAAATATATCTAATAACTTCTTTTGCCCACATATTTTTATTTTATTTATGACCTTTTAATTCAAAAAACTAATTAAAAACCTTGCTTGTGTTAGCCAAAACGAATTCCAGTATCCAGTTTTACCTTCTATAGCAATTTGAGCTAAAGCCCCGAACAAAATAATCAAGTCAAGTAAAACCAGAAACAAAACAACTCCGCCAATAACTTTAATAATTTCTTTAGTCATTTTTGTTTTTTATTAATCGACCTTTAATGATTTGATTTATTCTCTCTCTTGAAAGTGTCATCCCGAATTTTTCTTTAACTAAAACTTTTATCATTGAAAGTGTTAATCCTTTTTTTCTTAATCTTAAAATATACTTATTTCTTTTTTGGATTTTTTTGAGTAAATCTTTGTCAACCTCATTCATACATTATAATTATTTACCACCATAAAAAATTGTCAAGACCAACCTGTGGATAACTTTTTATTTTTCTTCAGCTTCTAACCTTTCTCTTTCTTCTTTTAACCAAGTCTGACAAACACAGTTTTTGGTATGCTTCCAGCCCATTTTTTTATAAAAAGAAAAGTGGGTTTTCTTAAAATAATCACTCAAACTCTCTACCTCTCCTCCTCTGACTTCACTTGTTAACTTTTTTAAGTCATTATGCCCTTCTAAAACGCCATCTATCGTTATTCCCATTTTTTTATATTCAGCCACATCGTCATCAGCCGGAACTATTTCTTTTATGGACGACACGCTAATAATTCTATCTTCTAAGACAATTCTCTCTTTTCCTTCAGCTATAAGTTTTTGATATTGCCTAAATGTCGGCTCGTCTATTATCATTTCTTTGGTACTATATTCTTCACCGTCACCGTATTGAATAACCTTATAATACCTCATTGTTGTTTTTAGTAATAATTCCGACCTTTGATTTTGACTTGTCTATTTTTTGTTTCTCTTGCTCGTAAAAGATTTTTAGCTCGCCAAGTTTATTTTCAAGCTGAATAGGGGTTGTTATTCTGGGGGCGTATGGACGATTGATTATGTAAGGAAGTGCCGTAATTATACTTTTCAGCTTTTCAAACCCGAACTTCTTATAGAGCCTTTTTAAGGCGTCTGTTTGATTTTTTCTGCTGAATAAAACCTCATAATTAGGATTTACTTCTTTAAATAGAGATATAAGCTCTTTTCTGTCTTTATCTGATAAGCCGTCCTTTTCTCCGGCAACTTTTTCAGTTGCCAATAATATATTATTTATCTTTTCTTCTTTAATACTTTTATTATTCTGTTCATCATTTGATGAATCCCCCCCTTCATCATTTGATGAACCCCCATTCATCATTTGATGAATACCCCTTCTAAAAGATATCAACGGTATTATTTCTTCTCTTTGTTTTTTGTCCTTAGAAAATACACGAAAAATATATCCTCGCCTCTCTAACCTACTCAAAGAATTAGCAATCGTTATTTTGTTTTTTGCACCGCACAATTCTTTAAGAGTCGAATTGGACGCTATACATTTTTCGCCCTTTAACTGAACCAACCAATAAATCACACCATAAAGAATTCTATCAAGGGGTTGTAATTCGTCGTCTAATATAACTTGATGCGGGATAATTATAAAATCAGGATTTTTTTTCATATTTTTTTTAATTAAACGACCTTTGAAAATAAAAAAGCCCTCTGGAACCGACACGAGGCATTTCTGCCTCACGCCAGCTCCAGAAGGCTTTTGTGTTTTTTTGCTGGCATTTTGTCGGTTCCACCATCTTTAAGATGGTAATTATATTATAATCAAAAAAATTTTTTTGTCAAATATGCGGGGAGGGAAAAGGTCAAATTAAAAAGGTCTTTAAATTTAAGGGGTTATTTTTTAAGGCCAAAATTATAAAAATCTACAGAAGTAGAAATAAAACCTCCCCGCAATTTTATTTTATTTCTAATTTTAAAAGAGTCAAACCGTCAATTAAAAAGAATTTTTTTTATTATCTAATATAAATAGAACCTCAAAATGTTCTGTCAAAAAAGTTATCCACAGGTTGTTAATTTCTAAAAATGCTATAATAAAATTAGCAAACCAAAACTAAAGAAAGGAGGATAAAAAATGAAAATCAAGTCTTATATTGTCTGTTCTGACCATCACTGCCCTTTCCACAATAAGGCAGTTCATAAAGCTTTTCTGAAGTTTTTAAAAAACTTCAAGCCCGATGGTTTTGTTATTGCTGGTGATTTTGTTGATATGTATTCGATTTCAAGTCATATTTTAGGAGTTCGTGACCTAGAAATGGCTGAAAGAAAAATACTAACTCTTCAAGATGAGTTTAGGGTTGCAAATGAAGTTCTTGATGATTATGATAAAGTTCTTCCTAAAAACTGCGAGAAATTTTTCTTAACCGGAAATCACGAGGATAGACTAGAAAGATTTCTTAATACTGATAAAAATGCGGTTTTGGAAGGACTTATTACTATTGATGGGATGCTTTATCTTAGGGATCGTGGATATAAATACATTAACGGCTATCCCAATAATTACATTAAGCTTGGGAAGTTAATTGTTACTCACGGTTCTTGGTCTCCAAAATACTCAGCTTCTAAACATCTTGATGAGTATAGGCATTCTGTAATGTATGGACACGTTCATTCTCCGCAACTCATCTATGCTGGTGGTTTAGATGTAAAACAGGTTTCTTATGGTCTAGGTCATATGGCTGATGTTAACTCAAAAGGAATGGCTTATGCTAAAAAAACAGCTCGCTGGGTTAATGGTTTCGCTATTGTTTATGTTGATACTTCTAATGGTCATTTCTGGGTTGAACTTTTGAATTTCTGGAATAATCGTTTAATTTATAACAAAAAAATTTACTAAAGAAAGGAGGATTAGAAAATGAAACAGATAGTTCTTTTCCCGTGTTTGCATTGCACCTTGCTTTGCGGCGGTATTAGCCCAATCTATACTTCTCAATTCATTGTAGAAAAATCAAAAGAGAAATATGGTTGGGTATATCGCTTGAGATGCTTGATTTGCGGTAACTATAACACTTTTGTTTCCGCTCAAGACAATCATTTTGGCGAAGAAAACGGAGGAGTTAAAAATGAAGAAGAATAAAAAATTCAAGAAGTTTAAAAAACTCCGTTTTCGCAAAGCCAAAAAACCAGTGATAACAATCCATCATTTAACTCCCCGTTCAAGAGGAGGGGAAGAAAGCAAAAGCAATAAGAGCCTGCTAAAAGAAGATAAGCACCGAGCTTGGCATATCTTGTTTAAAAACAAAACCTTAGAAGAAATAATTATTCTGCTAACAAGATTTGCTCTGATGAAAAAGAGGAGCATTCTGAACATAAAGCTTGAAAAAGCTTATTGTCCTTCTTGTAAGAAAGAAACTTATTTTGTTCTTTCAAATCCTCAAGTATCTTTTAGCAGGTTCTATTCTACTCATTACGCTACTTGCCTTAATTGTGCTAATCAAAAAACAATTTTTAAAGAAAGGGGGTGATAAAAATGAAAGAACTAGTTTCAATCTTGATTTTTTTCTTTTTTGTTCTTTTGGTTTTTAGCTCAATTCCTTCATCAGTCTCTTCAGTTGCTGACAAGTTAATAAATCATTATGTCCTTATCTTAACCGAAAGAGCGATGGGAAGTGGTTTTAATCTTGGCAATGGTTATGTAATAACGGTTAAACACAATGTTGTTTCTGAAAATCAAGAAAATCCAGATTCTATGATTTTGGGAGTAGATAAAGAAAAAAGCAGTTTATACGATTTATTTTGGTTCAACGAGAATTTTGCTGTTTATAAAGACAAAATTGAAAAAGATAAATCGTTGCTATGGAACAATTTCGCTGAACCAAAATTAGGTGAATTTGTTTTCTTTATTGCTCCTTATAACAAGGACGGAATTATTATAAATACGGTAAAGTTAGGATTGGTATCGTTTGTAGGCAGGGATTTTTTTTGGATTCAAGCTGAAGTTCTGCCCGGCACTTCAGGAACAGCTATTCTAGATAAAGATGGCAATCTTCTCGGTTTAATTGAAAGCTTATTTATTGCTTCATCTTTGGTAGAAGACAAACTAACTAAAGCAACTAAAGAGATTGATAACTTCTTTATAGAAGTAAAGAAACTTGACAAAGATATTTTAGCTAATCTAAAATAGAATTATCCCCAGCGCTAATCTAGCGTTGGGGATTTTTTATGATATAATTTATTCTAGATGGATATTTTTCCATCAAAGAAAGCGCTAGTCATTTTGTCAGTAAGCGTGTTAATAATAACCCTAACTCTTTTAACGAATGAAATTGAGCTGAAAGCAAATGATTACCCCGCTTTCTACATAAAGGATGAAAAGCTTGAATGGAAGTTATTTTTATATGAAGAAACTTTAAGACAAGGATTAAGTTATAAAGATTTTGTCCTTTTAAGAGAAATTGCCTATGCTGAAAGCGGATTTAATCATTTTAATAAAAATGGCGAAGTTTTAGTTGGAAAGAAAAATAATAAAGACATAGGGATTTTTCAAATAAATTCTTATTATCACGAAAAGAAAGCTAAAGAATTAGAATTGGACATTAGAAATCCTTATGGTAATATAAAATATGCCGTCTTGCTGTATAAAGAACAAGGTTCTAAACCTTGGGGGTGGTCAAAAAAGAATTGGTATGCAAAGTATAATGCTTGGCTTAAAAGAAATTAGATGTTCAAAATGTAATAAAATTTTTTATCGCTTTAAAAACAACTGGAATATGCCCAATCCTGTTTGTTTTGAGTGTAAAAGAGAAAAAATGATAGAATACAATAAACAATATCGTTTAAAAAAGAAAAATAAGAAATTATAATGCCTGTTTTTTAATTTATATTGCGTTTATAAAAGGTTTTAGGTATAAAAATGATATAAACCACGCAAGAATAAAAAAACACGCTATAAAAGCCTTTTAAAGGGAAAAACGGGGATATTATTTTTATAAAATAATTAAATAAGGCATCCAGCCAAAATTCTGTTTTTCTATAATTAGAAATCCATTTTGCCAATTAAAAGTTCCGCTATAAAAAGGCGGCTTGCATAAACAAGGGCATTCTATCCCGAATCTTTTAAGACCGAATTCATCGGTGTCCCAAATAATTGCTCCCCGGTGGCAATGACTTTGAACTACATTGTTTGACTTTATTTTCTTTTGCATAATGTTTCTTATCGTCATCCCCGCCGGGACAACCGAATTGCTAACCGTATCAAAATGACCAATCACAATATCGTCTATTTTTATAAAAGTATCAGTCCATTTAGAAGCCAATTTTTTTGTTTCAATAAATTCAACATTTAGTTCATCAAGTCCTAAATCCCTTCTTAAATCAACATATTCATAAAGATGCGGGGCTAATCTTAACACATAAGAACGAAATCTAAATTCGTGATTACCTTCAATAAAAATTATTCTCGCTTCGGGGACAATTTTTCTTAAATCAGAAAAAAACTGCCAGCCTAAATTCAGCTGGTCAGTTAATTTTATTCTGTCTATTTCTGGAGAAATAACATATTTTGAAAGGGATGGAAAATCAAGCAAATCACCATTAACAACAACAATATCAGGTTGCGTTTGTTTGATGGTATCAAAACAAAAATTTAAATATTTATCTTCTTGAAAAGGAAAATGGATATCACCTAAAACAAAAATTTTTCTCACTTTTATTTTTTTATCTTAAAATAAATTTTTCTTATTAAACCAAACAAAGTTACAACCGCTGAAATCAACATTAAAATCGTTTCCGCAAGTTGAGTTATTTCATTTTCTGAAATATCTATACCAAATAAACCAAAAACAAAACTGAAAAAACCAACGAGACCACCCAAAGATAATCCCTGTAAAGTTAAGGATAAACCTTTACCAGTTGAACTAATATACCAATTTTTATTCATTGTTTTATTTTTTATACACGACCTTTAATTTAAAAGTTTATTCATTGTTTCTATACTTTTTGGACCAAAAACTTTACCTTCTAAAGCATCAAGTTCTTCTTTAGAAGCTACATTGTATTTAACCTGCCAATTATAAACCGCTTTTGCTGTTAAACCAAAATAATTACCAGTGCTTTCTGCGTTAGCGGGAAAAGTTCCAAAGTATTTTAAGGCATCTTGTAAAATTTTAACTTCTGAATTATTTTTCATTCCAAAATAAAGCGTATTTTTAAATGTGTGTTTCGGTTTTTCGGATGTTTCCACCGCCGTGTAAACAAAGTTAATTGGATAAGCAGCAAAGAAGTTTCTCGCATTGTGAAAATCTTCGGTAATTATTCTCTGCCCGTTAAATGTGCTATTCAACCAAAAACTATCTTCGGCTATAAGACATTTCTTTCCATTTTTTATAGTAAAATCAACAATCGCAACCGAGTGTCTTCCTTGTGCTATTTGCGGTATGAGACCTAAATCTTTAATTATTGGCTCTGGACGGTTATATTCATCACTATTCCAAAAATACCAAGACATCACCGCTTTACCCGTTTTTTGGATTACAGACGCTATAACATCAATGTTTCTGAAAGGAAGAATAACATAATTGCCAATTTTAAAAACTGACGCTATCTCTTTCTCATAATTTTTAACTTTATAATTATCAATCTCTTCATCTGATTTATTTTGAGAAGGGAAGAAAATTTCTAACAAAGCACCGTTCTTTCTTACAATCTCCCAAGCGTCAACGCCAATCATTCCCGGATTAGGTTTATTCGCTCTCTGCTGATAAATATAACCCGCCGAAAAATCAACCCATTCTCCTTCATTAACTTGATGCATAACTCCTAATACTTTAGCTAAACTGGACGCTACACAATAATTACCATCTCCTTGATTAAAAACAGGAAATTTTCGCCATTCTTTTTTTTCTGTCCAGTTAACCTGCTCAACTCCCGAAACAACTTCCTCAAAAAGATAATCTTTTTGTTTCTTTTCTAATGGACGGTTATCTATTAAAGCACCAATAGATGGTTTTGTTTTCTTTTTTAAGAAAAACATATTATTTTTTTTCTTCCTCTTCTTCTTTAAGTTGTTCTTTAATCCAATTTCTAATTTCTATCACATTTTCAGCTAAAGCAGCAGGAAATTGAAGCTGCGATTCTTCGCTAAAAAGAGCATTTAAAATTTCAAGCGATTTTTTAGATAGTTTCATTTTTAAAATCTAAAGTTTTATACCTAACCTTTTCAAATTCTTCTTCTTCTTTTTGTTCTTTGACCTTTATTGTGTTTAATTTTTCCTTTACTTTTGATTCATTTATTTTGATTTTATTTAATTCTTCTTCTTTTACAACTTCTTTTCTTATTACATTTGTTTTTTCTTTTTCAAGTTTTTTTAATCCCTCAGCGACAACATTTTCTATTATATCTTGTATTTTGTTTTCATTTACAGATATTTCGTTTATTTCATCGTTTGTTAGCCAATATTCTTGAATAACAGAATTATCGCCATCTTTAACTAAAACAGCAACAAAAGCAGAAATAATCTTGTTATCACTATTTATATTTTTTTCATATCTAATTACTTTATATTCAAACATTTTTTTATAATACCATATTAATTGTTATAAATCAAACAATTTATTTTTTAATTATTAAAAATTAGACAAACTCGCTTTTTTCCAACCAGCATTTGTTTTTACATATATATTATTATCGTCCCAAGCTATATTACCAACCTCACCATTTATATCATCTGTTCCACTTGGACTATAACTGGTTGATAATCTTAATTGACTATATCCGCTTGTTCCTTGAATATGCACATTTGAAGTTGGATTACTTGTTCCAAAACCAACCTTATCACCAAAATAACCTACTCCACCAATAGCATAAATTGAATAATAATTATCAGCGTAAGATGGTTTAGCTGGGACATACACGGCATACATATTATTTATCCTGCTACTTGGATTATTTAAATTAGAAAACAAATCTAACCATAAAGCAGCCCAATGCTGTATATTGCCTGGAGTATCATTACCAATCTTAGCGATATCAACCCAAACATTAAAATTTGCAGCTCTTTCTACAGAAGAAGTTCCACCCCAAATATAAACACCACTATTAATACCATACAATCTTCTTAAAAAGGAAGTTCCTGTTCCTTTGTATTTTGCGTAAGTCAAAAATCCCATAACAGGCAACCAACTTGAAACTGTATTTGAGTTTCCATTAAAAATAGCTTGATGAAAACTACCGATGGCGGGAAATGTATTTACATTTTCTGTATTTTGCGTTATTTCAGTTAAGAATTGACCAGCTGCCCACCAATCCGTTCCATTTTGTTTTTTCTCTACCGTAAAGACCGTTGGATTTGCATCCGAAAAGTTAATTGAAACTCTACCATTAGAATCTACAAATAAACCAGCGGAGGTTGAATTTCCTCTCAATCTTGTAGTTCCACTTACCTCTAAATCTTCTTGGGGATTAGCTGTTTTAATCCCCACTCTTCCATTTGTTTTATCAATAAATAAAGTAGCGTTCCCGTCTATATTCCAATTATTAGTAATAGAAACAGAGCCGTCTTTTTTAAGAACATCGGCTTCATTTGCTTTTGAATTAAGAGCATCTTGAAGGTCAGTTTGTAAAGCTATGTTTCCACTTATTTGCCCCCATTGAGTAGCTGAACCAACATAAACTCTTCTTTCATTGTAAATAGCATATTCAGCTAATTTCTCTCTTAAATCTTTAATAGCATCAATTGAAAGCCTATCTTTACCTTTTAAGGATTCTAATTTATCTCTTATCTGTTCAGGTGTATCTGGTGAACCAGGATCACCTTTATCGCCTTTTTCTCCTTTAGGACCAGGGGGACCAGGAGGACCAGGTGGACCTGATGGACCTTGAGGACCTCTTTCTCCTTTTTCCCCTTTCTCACCTCTTTCTCCTTTTTCGCCTTTAGGACCAGGTGGACCAGGGGGTCCTTGTTCTCCTCTGTCTCCTTTATCACCCTTAATCCCAATTAAAGTTATGTTTTTTAAATTTTTAAGTAAATTTAATAAATCGGTATTTTTAGAAATAACCTTAAGTTCTTTGTTAACATCCTCAAGTTTTTCTACACCCTCATTTATTTGGTCTATAATAATGTCCGTATTTACTTTAAGATTTTTTATTTCCTCCATTTTTTTAAATTTTAATACTCGTTAAAATAAACATCAATATCTCCATAAGGATTTCCTCCCCCGCCACCATCTAAACCAAGCCAATCCCAGATAAGCATACCAATTAAAAGCAGGATAAAGAAAAATATAGCAGACTTAATACCGTATGGATCGTTTGAAAAATCAAAAAAATTTTTCATTTGTTTTTATTTTTTGGTATATACGGCCTTTTAAATTCTGAAATAACACCAGCTTCTTTTAAAATTGTTTCTATTGCTCTTTTCTTTTCTTCTTCCATAAATTTTTGCTGAAGTTCTAAATCAATTGGTGTTATTTTGAGACCAACTTGTTTTAGTAACTCTTGAAATAAAGTTCTCGTTTGAGCGCCACCAGCTTCAATGCCACCCTTTTCTAATTCTACAACTCTTTTTAACATTCCAGGTCTTTGTTCTCCTGTTTTTCTATAACCACCTGGAATTTGGTCGGCTATTGCTGGTGGTAAATACGTTTTTAGAATATGTCTAAATACATCACTTAATTGTTTGTCTACTGGATCGCTTTCTCTAACTATTTTATTTCCATAAAAATCCTGATTTCTTGCTAATTCTCTTATTAAGTTTATAGCGGGGAATTTTTTTGTTATTGCTTCCGGGACGCTTTCTTTTAACCCCGTTTCTCTTTTTATATCTCTTTCAAAAAATTGACCAGAAATTAAATCACCAAAAGGAATAATATAAGTTAAATCTAAATAGGCACTTCTCCCGTATTTATCTTTTATAGGAAGTTTTACATAAAAACCCTCTCTTATCCACTCTGGCTCACTTGCTCTTTCTTTTTCTAATTCTTTTAAATCAGCCATATTTTCAATAGCATTTTTAATTTTTCCAATATTTGAAATTTTTGTCGGTTTTGTAATTGCTATTTTAGTAACTTGAGGTGTAACCTTATAAGCAAATGTAATAAATGGATAACCCCAAATACTTTCTCTTAAATGTCTAATAAATGGCGTAACTTGTGAGTAATTAAATGTTGCTCTTTCTGCTATTTTATATGCTTCTTCTGGACTTAATCCTTTACTTCTTTGATAAATATATTGAGCCATTTTCGCCCACTCTTCTTCTTTTTGATATAAATCTGATAATTTATTTACAACTTCCTTCCATTTATTGCCGAACTTTTTTCCGATACTTATTCCTTCTGGACCAAGCAACATATCTTTTAATTCTCTTGAAGCAAAAGTATCTAATCCTAACCCAACCTTCTTAGCTTCTTGATATAATTCTCCTTTTTTGGCTATCTCTTTTGCTGCTTTTGCGTAAATATCTAATCTTGCAGGACTTAACCCCTCAAAATTGTTTAATATAAAATTACTCATTATATTTCTTGCGTGAGTGGCAGGATTTAAAATAACCTTACTAAATTTAAAACCAGCAACAATTTTATTTAAAGCTTTTTCTGCTGGAGATTTAATTTTAATAATTTCTTGAATGTCATCATAAATTGGTTTAGGAACAGCTTTACCCGATAAAGCCCCGAGCGTTGGTGTTTTAGGTAAAAGCTCAAACCCTTCTTCTAAAGTATCTTTAGCAAATTTAGAAGCAACTTCTTTAAAGAATTTAGCCCTTTCAATTGCTGTATTTAATTGAACTAAAGATTTAGCGGTAGGATAACCAACTTCTAAAATTTCACCCATTGCTTCTCTTACATCGTCTGGTATATCTGTTCTCTTTTTAAATCTTGATAAATCAATTCTTATCGGTTTTTTATCAAAAAATGTTTTTATTTTTTCAGTAATTCCTTCCGGTATTTCGTGTTTTCTGTATAAACGGGCAATATATTTTCCAACGTTTTGTTCATAAACTTCTTTCTTTAAAAGACCGACTTCAACTGCTTCTTTGCCTAATCTATCTAATTCATCAAATGCTGGTTTGGCTTTTTCTAAAAGTTCTTGTGGAAGTTCTTCTAACTTACCCAATTTCCTTGCTTCCATTATCTGTCTTTGGACGTTAGCATCTAATTTAGCTAAAGGTTTTGCTAATTCAATAAGATTTTCGTTGCCAACCGCTATATTTCTTATGCTTCTTTCTGCTAATTCTTTATAAACAGGATCTTGTCCAAAGCGATAAATAAAAGCTCTTCCTAAAGCATTTCCAATTTTTTCAGCCGCTTCGCCGATTACTGGCGCTTTAGTTATGGTTTTGCCGACCGCTTTTGCTGTTCCACCCATAAACTTAAGAGCCGCCCTACCCCAGCCAAAAATAGGAACATAAGTTAATGGATCTACAGCAATATCTAAAGCAAGCCCACCAATAAAACCAGGTAATCCATATTCACCTAAAGCATCTTTATCTGTAAAACTTTGCCTTGTTTTAACGCCTTCAGCAAAACTTTTCCCCTTCAAAAGTCCAGTAATACCATATTGAAGCAAATTCAAAGTATCAAAAATATCAGAAACAAAACCACCAGAAAAAATTTCTTTTGGCTTTTCTCCTTTTTCCGACAAAACACTTTCTACTTTTTCACCTAATCCTGTTTGTTTAGCAACGGTTTTTAACCCTTCTACAGTAGTTAAATCAGGTTTAACACCTAAAACAGCACCAAATCCTTTTAATCCTTTTGCTATTCCCGTGTCCTCTATACCCAAAACAGCGCCAACTCCAACCCTTTTTTCTTCTTTTTCTTCAAATAAAACATCTTTAATTGCCATATTTATCTTTGAAATAATCTACTAAAGAACCCTTTAACTGCTCCAAAAACTCCGCTATTTTGACTCCCTTGAACTCTTTCTATGCTTTTTGTAAGCGGAAACAATCTATCAACTTCTTCTAATAATTTATTATAACCATCTTCACCAACTTTATTTATAATTACCTCCCTATATCTATTTAAATCTTCAAGCGCTTCGTTTCTTGATTGATAAGTTGGTATTTGAGCAATTAAATTTACTAAATCTTTGTTTTTAACTGACGCTGCCTTTTCTTGCGCTAATTCTAATCTTTGTCTTGCTATATCCATTGATTGTAAGGTTTTTTCCAAATCTGCCTGCGCTTTAGCAATTTTTTGCTCATTTCCGGTTTTCACCGCCCGTCTTAAACCCTTTAAGAGATTAACATTAATCCCTAAATTAGAAGCAAAAGAAACTAAATCTTCATCTGGTAAATCAGCTAACGCTCCAGTTGAAATATATTGTTGAAGCAGTTGTCTTGTATCGTCTCTTAATCTTTCTTCGGTTGTTTGTCTTTTTGTGGCTTCTTTTTCAAAAATTCCAAATTCTTGTCTGGCAGCATCCAACGAAGCGTCTAAAGCATTTCTTAAAGCATTGTATTGAGCAGTTAAAGCTTGTATATTCTTATTTCTTCCCTCTATCAAATAATTCATTATTTTATTTTTGAAGGTTTCTCTCATTGCGGGGCTTTTTTGAAAATCAGAAATAACTTCATCAAACGCTTCATAAGCAGCGGTAATAGTATTAGAAAGAGTTTCTAATTTTTTGATTTTATCGTTGACACCATATTTATCCAATACCTCCCGCCATTTAGAAACAGCATCTTTTTCTGTGGCAATTTCCGCTGGTGGCGGTGGCATCGGAGTAGTCATAACAAGCGGCACTTTTTCTACTATTTTCTGGTTAATTAAGTCTTCAATTTCTTTTCTGGTTAAAACACCAGCCGATGTTTCCACGGGCGTGGAAACTTTATTAATATCAACTACCCCACCTGAAACAACTCTAGGTGGTTCTATTTTTGGTTCCGGTAATTTAACCTGCGGTATTTGAGTCATATCTTTTTCAATAATTAAAGTTCCACCAGCACCAATTCCTTTAATTGTTCCACTAGTCATAAATTCTGGTCTTATAGCTGAACTTGTCATAACCGAACTAGGAGACCGAACTACTCCAACCTCCGCACCCGCTTTTGTATCTATTCTTATATCCATTGGTTTTTGTAATGGAATTGTTGCCTGGGGCTGACTAATTAAAGATTTTATTCTATTTTTTATTTTTTCAATAAAGTTAGGCATATTTTTATAAATTATATTACTATATTGCTTTCTTCGTAAAGAATAGCAATTTCTTTAATCACTCCCGACCACGATGATGTACCACTTTTATAACCGTGTATTTCAATTTGGAATTTGGAACATAATTTATTAACATCAATAACTGTGCGGTGTTTTTGAGCAGAACTAGTAATTGTTGCAATCAATGAACGGTTAAAATCTGTTCTATTATAATCATTTTTGGTATTAAGATAAATCTTAATTTCATCACCAACCGAAGGTTTGTTATCATAGAAAATAATTATTTTCCTTATATTTATATTTTTTCTTTCTTTAAGTTTAATCCAATTTGAAAAGTAATAGTAATTATCTTTTCCACTGGAACTAAAAATATAATAACTCCTAACTCTTGTATAAGAATTTTCATTTTTATCAAAAACAAAAATTTCGTTATTGCCCCCACCCCAAGAATAAAAACCAGTAACGGTAAAAGGCGCACTAAAACTTTCTTTCTCAACTAGGTTAATTAAGTTAAAAACTTTAAAATTGCCCGTCGTTGTTACTCCTTCCATAGGTAAAACTAAATAATTACCAATTCCAAAAACAAAATTTTTCATAATTGTACTTCCGCTTGGTAACAAACAACCTGTACTTATTATTTCCTTTTGTATAAAAGAAAAACCAATCAATTCAGATATAATAGTCGAACCACCAATCACCGAAACTAAATACCAAGAACCAGCAACTTTTGTTAATCCCTGATAACTACCAACAATGTTTTTTGCATCTATAAAACTGTTTGAAATTCCATCCCAAAAGAAAATGGTATAATCGCCAGATTTTGTTGATTTAGTTACTACCGCAATATAAGTGTCATTAATGTTTCGTATATCTACGATTTGATTTTCTTGACCGACATCAAATGTAACTAAAGGACTTCCCCCTAAAGAAGAATCATAAACCTGAACATATCTTCTAAATGAACCAGATGAATCGGTATCTGATACATAAAAATAACGATTAAAAACTTCTCCATATCTAAAATTGTAACCACCCCCAAAACTTGCCCAAGAACCAGAATTGTCTTCATTTTTCTTATATAAAAGAGCGCCGCCTATAATAGCTACTACCTTACCATTAAAAGAAACAATATCGTGTCCCACACTATCACTGGTAGGACTACCAGCTGGATAATCAAAATCGCTGTTATAAGTTTCAAAAAAAGCCAAAACTCTTGATTTTGAAGTTATGGCAATAAAATCACCTTTCCCGCTTGAAGTTTTTGTTTTGGTAAAAGAAACAATATGACCAAAATCTTCTGACCAATCAAAAGACGATAAAGAATCGTGAGGAGCTAAAGGATAAAAAGAATCATTTTTATGAATATAAATATCGCCAGCCGAAAAATTTTTCCAAGCAATAGGATTAGCTATTATTAAACGATGCGGATTTTCAGAGGTTGTTTCTATACTCCTAAAAGTTTGACTTCTAAAATCTTTTAAAATTATCTCTTTCATACTATTTCTAAAATAAAATAATAAACCGTTGATGTATCCGAACTCGACGCTGAAGTAATAGTGGCAGAACCATCACCACAAGATATTCTTAAATCACCAATCGTCCCGCCAGCAGTTTTTCTTGAAACCAACCCGATAGAAGATGTTCTTATTTTAGGATGGATAATCGTCGCCGACCCCGAAGTAAGAGTTTTCTCGCCAGCAACCACCAATGAATACAGAATAGCTTTTTTATCTTCTAAATCAAGTGGAAAATCTAATTTCATCTTCTTTTTTGTCTGTCTTTAATAACAGAAACATCTTCAGCGACCTTTGTTATTTTAATATCTAATTTATCAAAACCATCTTTAATTTCATTTTTTATCTCATCTAACTTAGATGATAAATCGTGTAAATGATTTTTAGAAATGAAATCAATTTTTTCATTTGTTCTTCGTGTTTTCACTAGAAAAATCAAAAGAACTAACAATAACGCAATCAACTGCGGGATGTTTATATTTTCTTTTAAAATTTGTAAAATTATCTGTTCCATATTAGAAAGTTGAAAGTAAAAGACGACGACGGGCAGAAGTCAAAATTTCTTCTGATCCAAAGTTTAATAAAGTATTGTTTCCAGAATGATAAGAAGCTTTTATCCAAGCGGCAGGACGAGCAATGTTAGATATCCGAACCTCATCTGCATAAGCATAATAAGTACGCTGACCAGCGCCTGAAAATAACAATCTAACAATATGAGAAGAATCTGAAGGGTCGGAATAAATTACTTCACTACCCCTTGATACAGAATTTACTAAAGTTCCATCAATATATAAATTTAAATTATAAGACGAATCAAATACTCCTACTATATAATACCAAACATTTGTATCCATTGCCGACCCTGATAAATTTGTATTATTAACCGAAAAAGATATAACATTAGCCGGATAATCAAATCCCAACACCCAAGACCAATAACTATTTGCATCAGCACATCTTCTGCCAAATCCAACATCGTATCTATCCGTTCTCTTTCCCCACAATTCTATTGTAAAAACAGAAAAATCAAGATTATAGTTTTGTATTGATGCGCCTTTAATAGAAGTATTTCCTCCTTTATATAACCCCCCATCAATTTTACCATCAACATATGATAAATCTCCCAAATCATTAAAATTATTGTTATTGATTGTTGAATCATTTAAATTATTTCTCAAATGCCAAACACCTTTAAAATTACTATCCCAAACATTAGTCGGGTCTGCTCCATCAGAAGCATCAGGATTTCCATAATAAAGATAAAATGATTTATTTTGTCCAGCAGTTAAAGAAGGAATTTTCACGTGATATTCAGCAACTTGATTAGTGGCATCGTGTCTCTCTCTTTCGTATTTTAAAAGAGTTTCGCCATCAGAAGCGCAATTCCCGCTCCAAAGAGATTTTCCGTTTCTTCTAACATAAATAATATGATTGGGAACTGTTATATCATATACAAACCCCTCATAATCAATCCACTCTCGTTTATCTGTTCTATTAACTTGAATTGTTTCTCTTTTGGTTAATGATAAAACATATCCTTCTTTTCTTTTATATTTTCCAAAAGCAAGGGTTCCACCCAATCTTTTTTTAAAAGAGCAACTATATCCTAATTTTAAAGCAACTTCTGAAATGTCATCCGCTAACTGTTTAGAAGTTGTAAAATAAATAATATTTCTTCCTCTTTTATGCCCATCACCTCTAACTAACCACTCAAATAAAATTTCTAACTGTCTTTTACTTAAATTTTTTATTTCTTTGGGGATAAATTTTTCGTATGTTTTTCCAAATTGAGATAAATAACTATATAACTGAATATTAATTATTCTCAAATTAGATGCATCTTTTCTTTTTACAAAAGATGGATTGAAACCATATTTCTTTAATAATTTAGCCAAAAAGATAAGAATATTTTCATCTTTTTGTGTTATGGTAATAGTGTGTGCGTGTCCATCAATAAAACAACTTCCCTCTGCTAACCAAAAACCAAAAAACTTTAACCAATCGTCCATTAAAATTTTTTTAGGACGAATAAACTCTTTCCCCCTTCTTCCATTGTATCTTATGGTAGCGGGTAAAATAAACCATTTTTTTTCTTCACCCTCCCAATTTGCCGAAACTTGAAGATAATAATGTTTTGGTAAATCTTTTGCTCTAATTATTTGAAAATTTCTCTTTTTTCTTCTATCCCATTCTTTCTTAACCCACATTCTATGCTCTGGTGTTACTAATAAATCCACAATTCTTCCTTTCTGATGAAACAACTTACCCTTAAACCAAATTTTCTGGTAATCTATTGGATAGTGATATTCAAGTTTATTGGTATTAGGATTAAGAGTAGCAACTTTTACTTGTAATCTTTTTTCCACCAAATCTTTCAAAAGCATCCAACCATTTTCTGTTAAAATTTCTGTATCTGGACTATAACAAAATCTTATATCTGTACCATCGCTTCTTGCTTTTGAAAAATCAAAATTAGAAGATGTTAAAATTACGGCAACGGGAAAATCGGTTAAATTGGCATCAATTTTGGTACCATCTATTGTTATTTTTTTTCTATATGCCCATCCTGATAGCCAAGCCATTTTATTGTTCTTCACTATAACTCACGACCGCTTTTGAAGTTGTGACATACTTTATAATTATCTCCATTGTCTTGTTTGCGGTTGTAGCCGTAGGTAAATCTCCGCCAATTCCTACATAATGATTTCCAAAAGTTAAAGTTCTTGAAGTTCCGTTATCGGTAATATAGATTATAAAAATATCGCCAACAGAAGGAGAGGTAGCGTTGTTTATGGTTAAATTATCAGCTAAAGCTGTTAAGTAGTATTCATCATAACTTGCTTTATCAGGAGTTATAGATGAAACTGAAGTTTGCGAATTTTGACGAGGGGATATTTTTTTATTAGATAAAGATTGTGTATCAGTGGTTCCAACAACATCGCCAGAAGGCAAAAGTTTTCCACTATCTTTTATAAGTTTTCCAGTTGTCCCGTCAAATAAAACTACGGCATTGTTAGTTGAAGATGAAGGACCAGAAACATCACCAGCGCCCTGTCCATCTTGTCCTTTTTGTGCTAACAATTCCCAGTAAGAAGGATTGGTTGGTAATTCACCTGTATTTGCCTGAATACAAATATAAGATGATCCCTGATATTGAACTGCGTCATCTACGCTGTAAGCGGTTGAACTTGACCATTCGCCCCTCCAATTTAACCCCTTTTCTCCTTGCGGACCTTGCGGACCTTGCGGACCAGTTGCTCCTGTATCTCCTTTTTCAGCAACTAATTTCCAATAAGAAGTATCAGTTGGTAAATTTCCTAATGAATTTTGAATACAGGTATAACAAGACCCTTGATATAAAACAAAATCGCCAACATAGTATTGAGTTGACCCGTTATATTCTCCTTTCCAAACTTGTGACCAAAGTTTATTTGCCATAATTATTTATTTAAAAATGTCCACGACCCGCTTGCTGGTTTTGTTAAATTATTCCAACCCCCAGCTTCTTGTGTAATTAAGTATTCATCTTCATTTTGTCCAACTAAATAATAATCTCCAGCTTCAGAAACTAAATAAATTGTAACATCTTCTTTTGTTAAAAAATTCCAACTCATATTTATTCAAAATTATAATATCTTGGTTGAAGCCTTACTTTAATTTCGCCTCTTTGTGTAAAATAATCTATAAATCTTTGCCTCCATTCTTCAGCTTTTTTATTCAAGTAAGCAATTTTATCGGTTAAGCCATTTACAGCTGAATACTCCAAAGCGACTAAAAATGGAATAATTGGATGTAAAACCAAGGGAATACCAGGTTCTTTTGTGGTATCGGTTGAAACAAATTCTGAAATATCTCTTGAAACATAAATTCTAACTTTTGAAACTAAAGAGGTATCAGGTGCTGGTTTTAAAAATAAATCAAATCCCTCAATATAGTAATAAGCTGGAACTCCAGCTGTTTTATAAAATTCATCAACCGCCACGTCTTTTAAGTCCTCTAATTTGATTGGTGTTAATTCTTTCCAGTTTCCGTTTATATCCCGAACTTCAACTCTTTCTACATCAAAAGCCGTAGACGGCAATTCATAACTACTTTGATTATTTACCAGTGTTCTTTC